TAATGTTAACAATTTATTTACAATTATGTCATAATGTGTTAACAGTAATACAGTACTATATAACCATAAAGAGAAAGGAGAAAGGAACATGGAAGATTTCAAAGATAATATTAAAAATTTTACCATTGTTGACGCATTTACAAAAGCTGATTCCGTCATTAATAAGTATAGTAGAATTGCTGTATCGGTGTCGGGCGGTAAAGATAGCGATATTGTAGTAGATTTAATTAGTTCACTTGATAAAGATAAAAAATGCCGATATGTTTGGTTTGATACGGGTATTGAATATAGAGCTACAATCAAACATCTGGAATATCTTGAAAACCATTATGGAATCACTATAGAAAGATACCGCGCAATAAAACCGATAGCAAAAACGTGTAAGGAAGATGGTCAACCGTTTTTAAATAAGTTTGTATCTGAAATGATTGACACCTTACAACGACACAACTTTAAATGGGAAGATAAAAGTTATGATGAGTTAATAAAAGAATATCCAAAAATTAAAGGCGCGATATCATGGTGGACTAATCACCGCGAATGTGGAAATTTTAAAAATTCTATGTTTAATATCTCATATAATAAATATTTAAAGGAATTTATTATACAAAATCCGCCATGTTTCAGAATATCGAAAAAGTGTTGTACATATGCAAAGAAAAAAGTTAGTTTGAAATATATAAAAGATAATAATATAGAGTGCATAGTGACAGGACTTAGAAAGTCCGAGGGAGGGATTCGTAGTGTAAAAATAAAAACATGTTTTGATAGTGGGAAGGATGTTGCTTCATATAGACCGTTGTTCTGGTTATCAAATGAAGATGAGGCGGAATATATCAAAATATTTGATATTAAAAATTCAGATTGCTATACGAAATATGGAATGAAACGGACAGGATGTGCTGGATGCCCATACAATAGAAGTCTTGAAAAAGATTTGAAAGTTATAGAAGAACATGAACCATTTTTATATATTGCATGTAACACAATATTTAAAGAAAGTTATGCATACACTCGAAAATATAAAGAGTTTTGTGAAAAAATGAAATGTAACTAATATTACAGTTGTTCTATCGGCTACACGGGAAGAAAGAGGTAAACTATGAATTTATACGGTATTGAAAACAGAAGTACAATCGGTAAAGCTATTAAGATAGCAGACGGCATGACAACATTGAATAAAATGATTAGTCTTAATCTTAAATATGTAACATGTGCATATGTGAGAGGTTACATGAACGTTAATCTTACAACCATTCATCCGTACAATGGTAAATATGGAAAAGGTTTTGTGCGTGTAGTTCCTTGCTACTATAATGGTAAGTCCTCTACAAAGTATATGACAATTCAATACTGGGTTGAAAAGTGAGGTACTAAAATGAAAATTTATATCCCATATTATGAAAACCGTTCATGGCATACTGCAACTTTAAATTCATTAGAGTGCAACTTATATAAACACAAGGGTGGCGGATATACAATTTTTGCTTATAATAACGCGGTCGCCTATAATGGAGATAATGTTTACAGCGATGAATTGGGTGCGATTGCATATCAATGTAAAAACTATGGTAATGCCAATGTTTACAAGGTTGAAGTTGAAAACATTGAATGGAAAAATAGAAAGTGAGGTAAACAATATGGATAAATTAACAGAATTGAAAAGATTGCAACTTATAAGTGAATCACTCAAATGTGAGCTTAATATGCCAAACAATCATAAAGATATAAAGAAAATGTATGCCTTAATTTCTGATATGGCAATCGCTAGCGAAAACAGCGATGATATAAAAGCTCTTATAACAACAAAAACAGCATTAGATTTTCTTGTAAGAGGTATAATAAAATGAGAAGAATGAAATATAAATATTGTGTAGAGATTGCGTATCTGGACACCGACACAGACTACATAAAAGTTGAATATATCGAAACGCTATCATATAACGCGAAGGAAGCTAAAGAAGATGCGTACTCATATATCAATCGTTTTACTAATATTTCTCATCCTACACTAATGGAAGTATATAGAGAATAAGAAAAAAGAGGGTCTTGAACCCTCTTTTCTTAATGCAATGGAATATTAAATTCTACCCCATACAACTGTATCTCATCAACATTAGTATAAGTAGTGTATCCACTACCGCTTATATCAACCAACTGCAAGTAAATAGCACCACTATCTACTTGTGTTGCATCATATGGATTGATAGTGAGAACCGCCATACATTGATGGTATCCAGCAGAATCATGAATAACCGCGTTGCAACTACAGATACTTTGCTCATTTACAAAACTTAAATTATGACTCATAACCTTTACAGCGGCATTTGTAAAATTCTTTTTAGGTGTAAAAGCCAAATCAAGGAAGCTTGCCACATGCCTAAAGCTACAATGTGCGTTGGTATTAGTCAAAACAACATTCATCTTATAATCATTCAGTGTACAGCCGGCACCATCAAGCGCAAATTCTCCGCTTCGATTCCAAGAAGCGTATCCACCCATTGCTTTATAAATCATATCTGCGATTGACGCTTGCCCACTACTATTTGGGTGTATTTTATCGCTTGCAAGAACCCCTACCCATCTCAAAGCACTATCAGCACCACTCAAAAATTTAAATTTGTGCCAATCAGTGCAATATAATGATTTGATGTTATTGTATGCTTTAATTTTGGCAATAGTTGTAAACCCTATAATCGGGGTTGCTATCCACCCAACATAAAGCGTTGCATTTGGTAATTGAGCCATTAAGTTAACAACATCTGTAATGCCAGATTTTACAACTGATTGATCAACAAATTGATCATTCCACCCACCGGCAACAACAACATATTTAACTTGTTTCTTCTGCTTATCTGTTAAAGTATTGATTGCTTGCGATAGCAGTTCTGAAAAGTGAGTATTTGCACCAAATCCACTGCCACCCTTACTTTTATTAACGTAAAAGCTTGCATCACTAAAATACTGCTCATGCAAAATATCACACCACGGTTTCACCATGCCATCGGGTGTATATCCTTGACCGTATGAATCGCCAATAGTAATGATTCCGTAGTCTGTTAACCATGTATCAATAATATCAGCCAATTCACCGGTTGTCTTTAAATTATCCATGTAATCATCAATCGCTTGGATATAGTCCAAATTATCAATATAATTTTGTACATCTGATTGCCATTGATTCCATTGTTTATAGTAATCATCCCATTTGGTGTTTAAATCTTTAGTAGTAGCAAGCACCCAATCAAGGTTTAAATTGTGAAAATCTGTATACGGAAAATTAGAAAATGCCATATAATCACCTCTTATTTAAATTGATCACTTGGAATCACTTTGTACTCTTTGCCATCCTCACCAGTAACTAAAATTGGCTCAAAAGCTTTGTCAAAATAGTGGGGATCCGGTATTTGTCCAAATTTTTCAATTGAAAATCTAATATCAGCATCTTTGCTAATATCTTGTATGAATAGGTATAAAATAGAGGGTGATTTACAATTTACTGACGGAAATGTGATTTTATCGCCTGTATGCACAGATTGGTAGGGAAGCAACTCATTAATATTTATCAGACTGTGTATAATAAGACGCTCGTATGTATAGCCATCAGCTAATTTCACAGAGGTGTGTCCATCATTTAGCTCATTAGCTTTAAAACGGATATGAATAAATGGACCAAAATACTCTACAGTCATAGTCTACCCCCTTTTTCCCATCCAAAACCATCAATAACTCCAATAGAAATTGTTTCAAGTTCTTTTCCGCAATGCATGAAAAATCCATGCCCAATATCAAGCCCTATGTGTCTACCAGTACCGCCAAAAGTTGTATAAAGTAAATCTCCGTCTTTTGTCTTGTCAGGAGTTGTTATATTTGTACAACTGTTTATGTATGCAGTCGAATACATGTATTTTCCTGTAACAAGGTTGATAAATCCGCTGCAGTCAATCAAAATCTTTCCCAAACAGAAGGCCTTGATTTGAGCTTTCTGTGCAGCAGTATACTTTTTAAAATAATTTGGCTCTGCACTCCATAATGCTTCAAAAACTTCCGGTGTACACTTCTGCCCTTTAGCGCCATACAAATAAGCGTACTTATCACGGTTTTTGTAAAGCTCTCTTGCCTTTGCAATATACGCAACGTTCTTATCAGGGATATCATAAATCATAGCTTAATTCTCCTTTTCTTTTACTATTGTCAACAGCTCTGTAATAACTTTCGTGTTATTATTAAGAGCGTCAACCCACTTTGTGCTTTCCTGGTCATGCTTCTCATACCAGGTCTTTCTTTCCTCACGCTGTCTCACGTCAAGAGCGTTTACATACCACATTACAGCCCCCAAACACACGCACGGTACACCAACCATTTGTGCAATTTGAGCTATTGCGTTCATAATTTCCATTATCACCACACTCCAATCAAAAGTCTATCTGCATAAAGCTTGCAAACCTCATCAAGAAAATTATAAGCTTTAGTCAGATCAATTTCCGCTTGCATCATTTGTTGGGTAGTTGTAACACCTATGTTTCCATGAATCCTTCCCTCATGTGTTCCGCTTGTGGTTGATTCATCCAAACCATTGGTAACACTTCCGTGTGAGGTGTCAGCACCAAAAGTTTGAGAGTCACTACCGCTGTCAGTTGTATTGTCAGTATTGGCAATCTCTGGAGTAGAAGAATTAAAAGCCGCAACCTTGTGTGTACTGTCAGAAACTTTGCCAAAAGTCGTTGTTATGCTACCTTTATTAAACGTTTCTTCAGTATCAACTTTTCCCTTCTGAAAAGTACCGTTTCCGCTGTCAGTCCAACTTTCCATACGATCATAATTCTCAATCGGATTATACTCAAGCTGTGTTACTTCCCACAAGTGATCGATTGACCATTGCAACGACCGTGCTACACTTGTAACATGCCGTCTTAAATATTTGGGATCATGGTAAACAGGTGTCAGATCTCCGTATGATAGTAAAAAGTGTTCAATAAGTTGCTCTTTTGAAACACCTTTAACATAGATATCATTAAAGATACTATTATCATAGTCATACAAAGTCGCTATTGGAATTATAGTTCTCACGCTGTTCACCCCCTCTATTGTTAGGATACCTCAAACGGGCGCGAATGTCAAGGTTATAATGAGCGTTAACTTTTTCTAAGCATTCATTAAGCGTTTCCACCCACAACTCACATTTTGACATTACGGCATTTTTGGTTTCTTCAACTTCATCTGTAATCATACGTTCTTTCTTATCAGGAGCTGTATAAATGCCAATTTCCATATCAAAAGCATGTTTGAGGTTTTCAACACTTTCTAATGCTGACTTGACTACATTGTAACATTTTTCGATGTCATTGTTAAAGTACTCATATAGTGGTTTTCCAGTTTCCTTATCATATAACGCTTGATTGATTACAACCGCTAACTTTCCTGACATAATATCATCAAAAGCCGCCTTAAAAGTGTCAGCGGTGCTTTTGTTTTTGGCTGTAAAAATAAAACCAAATTTTGCAAGAGCACTTGCAACATCATGATTAGATAAAGCCATGGCGACTCTCTGTGCGTATGAATTTATCAAATCTCCAATACCGCACCAATCAGGTGTTAATTTTACAATCTCACAATCTTCGCCAATAACCAAATCTCCATTAAAACTAGCGTCAAAAGCTGGGTTGGAAACTATATAGTTAGTTGGTTGATACTGCACATCAAAGCCGTACGGGGAGCCATGCTGCGGAATGATGCCAAAACGGGCTGTATTCATAACACAAAAGTTTCCTTTTAAAAACAGCAACGGATAAATATAATTTTTTGACCAATTTGACGGCATACCATCAAAAATTATAAGACTTTCTGCACGTTGTAAAAAGTAGCGAAAATATGTTGCGTAATCCCACGTATTGTTAACATGAATCATGTTTGGATTTTGTCGCGACTCATACTCGTTAATAATCGGACTTGATACACCTTCGCCCACATAGTATCCACTATATACAAATGGTTTCATTCTATAAACATACCCCCATTCAAAAATTCATTGATTATTGCTTTTCCATTTTCTGTTGCAGAGCAACTTACATCTGCACTTTCACACTGCAAAAAACCGGATAACCCAGATAAGCTTATCTTTTTACAGACTGGATACCCAAAATGTTCGTAATCACGGTTAGGTTGATTTGCAAAAATAGCACGTAAAGCTATAACATTACTTCCTACCATTGTACCGCCACTGCCGCCACTTGTTTCAACAGTTGGTGCAATACTGGAAATTCCAGACTCAATAGCAGAGACACCACCTAAAATATTATGCGTTGCAAACGAAAAAGCGGCATTGATTGCACTTGATACAGTACCAATGACATTAGTAGAACGTGATGAGTAACTGACAGGAGCGCCACAATTTCCAGTAGCAGTAAAAAGTAGTATACTTCCTGCCTTAACTGTAACAAAAATAGCTCCGTTTATGTCAACAGAATATTTTATTAATAGGGAATCCATATTAGCAAGCTCTTTAGAGGATAAGCGCATGGTTCCGATAAAAGGCAAAGTTAAAACGTATTGTGTAAACGGTTCATATAACATGTATATATGTGTTTCACTTTCGCTATGATGTGGAACTGCTAAAGATGCAGTATGTGTAAACACTTCGCCCGTTCCAACGTCTCTTCCGCTGTAACCTGTAGCCACATAACCAAGTACAATTTCTGTTGGTGTTCCATTTGTAACATCAAACGGAACCCATATTGCACTTTGTAGATAGTCTTGCGGGTGAACTATTTCTTTTTGTACATCCGCGGGTGTTTCAAGAATTGTGTTCAAACCCTTTAAATAATCAGGTGAATATAAATATTTTGTTACTGCTTTAAACGTTGCGGGATGTAAAGACAAAAAAGAATTTTCGCCGTTGCCAATAATACAACACAAAATGGAGCCGACTGTTGACGTTGGTAAAGTTGCAGTTGACTGTGAAATACTGGGTTGTGCAGTAGTTGGGAACATCGTATCAATCAAGTATCTGTTAAAATTTGTAACATTTGATGAGCGTGTTACATACATAGAATTACTTAAAATCTCATCTTTGTAACTAGCCAAATAATCGCAAGTACAAGAAATTTCATATGTAGATTCTACATATGTAACATCATTGATAAAATAGTATCTGCCAAACGTTGCACAATATGCAACATTCCAATCAAAAGGCGCTACACCTTGCAAAATAAAAGTTGGTTTTTCTACACTTGTACCACTTTTAAGCACACATGTTGCGCTTTCTGATAATGTTGGTATTTTCGTACTATTTATTCTTTTGTCAGATTTTCCAAATTTAACTTCAAATGCCATGTGTACCCCCTATTCAAGAAAAGGGGCATTGAAGCCCCTTTGTTTAATCAAGTAAAATCAAAATTGCATTTTCCGTAAAGTCAACAGGTGTCTTAAAGGTGTAATGATTCCATCCGTTTCTGAATCCAAACCTTGCATTCAGTGGTTCGACAGCAGACCATTGATCAACAGGCACAATTCCCAGCGTGTCAATATCCATCATGACACCCAGAACATTTTCAACAGTTTTATTTGTAAGTGTAAACTTACTTGTACCGTCCAATTTTACGCCTTCTGCACTTCCCTTAATCGTCATAGGATTTTCAGGATCTGTCCAGAAAGTTATTTTTTCATAGTCGCCCAGCTCTGCTTTTTCTGGATGAAAAAATTCGGATCCGTTTGCTTCAAAATAGTTTCCAAATTTTGAAATCAGATAAAAACGCAAGTCTGATGCGTCAGTGTGTCGATTTACAACTTTTCCCGTGAAATCTCCGTGAAATCTGGTTCCACGAATGGCAAGGTTTTCTTTTAGAGTTTTCATCTCTGCAGAAAGCCAAATCATAAACGGTCTGAAGTCAGCCGGATTCATGATTGTTTTTGCTGTCATCGCAAGCCCTGTTTCAGCGTTATATTTTGTTAATGCATGAAATACTTGTGATTTCTTGCACATATTGCCACTTGTAGGGGTGGCACTGCCTGCATCGGCAAGGATAATTGCAAGATTTGCAAGCTGTGCACGTGCGATATTTTCAAGATCAATCTCATAAATGTTTGAAAATTCAGTCATCAACATAGAGAAGTATGACGCAACTCCGCTTTCAGAATCAAACGCTGCATTTAACTGATTTTTCCATATAGTGTACTTTCTTGCGAAAGTTTGACCACCACTTGCGATTGTAAGAAGTACATCATACTTTACTGGTTTTGTTCCTGCTTTCCAGTCCTGATTTGCTTCTGGTTTAGCAAGTTCAACATTAACATTCCATTCATCATTGTTAATGTTGGAATCGTTAACAATAGGCGTAAATTTACGAATGTAATTTCCATATCTTTCAGCATCCCAAACCATACCAGAAAGCTTTCTGGAGTATGGGCGAATTGAAAAAATTGTCTTTGCTAAAACTGTTGGAATAATCTGATAAAGATTGTCATCCTCTCGATCAAGACCCATTTTAAAAGTATTTTGCATCTGCCCAAAACTTAGATTTTGTCCAGTTTTTCTACCAGTGTACTCCTCATACATGGTATTAAGAATTGCAGAAATTTGAGTATAATTTAAACTTGCCATAGTCTACCCCCTTTAGAAAAATTTACTAATATCTGGTTTTTCGTTTGAACCACCAAAATTAGTCTTGCCGTTTGCAAGCTGTTGTGCTTTTACAATAGCTGTTGCAAACTTATCATAATCAAAAGTATTCGGTTCTGGCTTTGGTTCTGGCTTTGGTTCTGGTGATGGTTCTGGTGCCGGATCTGGTGTTGGTTCTTTTGCTTCAAACGCTGAAATTTCATCTTTAGTGTAGCCTGCGTTTACAAGCTTTAAAATTTCATCAATTTTCATATTTTAACCTTCTTTCTTTATTTGTTGACAGCTGTAAACAGACTCGAACTGTTATTATATGATTCAAAGTCATATGTGCTAACCGTTTACACTATACAGCAATAATAGGCGGTACGTCTGTCATCCCTGACTTGCACACACTGACTAGTGTTTGGATAGTGCAACCGCCTATTTATTATATAACATTTATATTATTGTTTGTCAATTACAACTTTATAATATATCATACCATGATACACAATCAAAAGATGCTAAAAAGTCGCACTGTGTTTCATAGTCTGAAAATGTTATATCACCACTAATAAACATTGGTTTTAAATACTTTTTAGTGCTCGTTTGCCATCTTTCTAATGATGATGGCGAAGCATCAAAAACATCATCACAATGAGAGCGCATAGGTTTAGTCACGTAAAATTTAAAGTCTGACTTATGAAGCCACACGGAAAACAAAGGTGTTTTCATATCGTGCGTATATTCCTTTAAGTTTTGATGCCTTATTCTGTCATCTTCTAAATCCATAAATTCGTTATCAAGTTCCATTTTCGCTCTGCCTTTTGGAAGATTTCTGTAAAAAGCATTTTGTCTCTTTTTCTCAGAAATAGGAGATTTAAAAGGGAGTATGAGTGTAGTTTCGCATCTGCCTACTTGTGTAATCTCCGCTCTTTCTTTAACCGCTTTGTAGCAATCAGGAATTAATCGATATCCGATTAAAATGTTTGACATAATTGCGTTAGAATTACCAAAAAACCACGTTCTTATTTTTTCCGTTTCAGATTCTGGACGGTTTCTAAAAAGTACTTCCATAATATTTTTGTATGCCTGAAATTCATTTTTTATAGGTCGGTCACCTTTCTGCGGGATAAATTCATCGAAAATTACATCATAAAAACGAGTAAAGTCTATACCAGTCTTATTTTGAAAAGTAGACAGCGAAACACCTACTATAAAAGGTTTATCGTTTTGCAAGTCCTCATCTGTCAGATACGCCTTGCCGTATCCTTTTTTGTCATTATATTTTAATCTGATATCTTTCCCAAACCAATCGGGCTTTACAAAGTCGCCAATTGTAGAAAAGCTGTTCTCGAGTGCAACGTTTGTTCTACGAACATACAAAATAGGAAAGTGTCCGTCATTCCAGATATCACATATTAAGTGAGATTTTCCGATACCTCTGCCCCCTATTATATCAATATACCTTTGCCCAACATCACAAATATATTTATAATTCAAATACCCGTTTTCTTTATATAAACCCATAATATCACCTCATTTTAACTTAAAAGAGGGAAGCCAAAATTGGCTTCCCTTTTGATGTGAACAACTTGTCTTTCATCCCGCCACACCCTACCATTATAAATTAAACAAGCTCAAAATTCATATAAGTCCTACCTGCTTTACTCTGTGATCTTGTCAATTTAAACTGTAAATTGTAAGTGCCCATGAAATCATATGCACTTTCTGCCGTCTTGATCACAGTTGGACTTGATGTAGCAATCGTTACAACTTCGCCTGTCTCAATGTCAGTATGATAAAAAACAGCCACTTCCTTATCGTCATCTGTTGTGTATCGTACGTAATCAGTTACGTTTATAATGCTATCATCTGGTAAATTCTTCATTAGTAAATGATTGTCATTAGCCATCTTAAACATTTCTTTCTTGTCAAATTCTCTTGATTGTCTTTCAATTCTCATTTTCGTTATCCTCTTTTCTTTTATTAAGGGTTCTTTCCCTTACAAGTATATAATAACTTATTTACAAAAGTTTTGCAAATAAAACGTTATTTATTCCACTATTTCGTCTATTATAGTGTAATTCTTTATTTGATCATCTGACAGCCCTATTTCATAATCACGCGCAATCATGCAACTATAACCAGTATATTCTGTTACCGCTTCTTTGCCTTGATAATCTTTAACTTTTACTTTTGTGATAGTATCGCTGTCATTATACCAAATCTGAAAACCGCCACTATTCTTAATTTTAAATCCCTCTCTAAAGTTGTCAAGATTTTTGATTACTTCGACACCTCTTGATTTTTTGACTCCTGATATTGTACAGCCGAAATAGGTTTTATTCTTTGTTTCTTTATAAGCGTTGAAACAATACTTCTTTGCTCCCAAAGTTTTAAAATCTTTGTATTCTGGTTCATACCTATTTTCTGATTTTACATCGCTTTCGCAGTCAAAATATCCAATATAATATTTTTTGCCGTCAATGTCAACAAAAGAATTAGTTTCTTCGCACAGCTCATATATCCAATTATTTAATTCTGTCAATTTGTCAAAATTAAAGTTAGTTGCTTTGCAACTGTCGGTATCACAATAAATATATGAACTTTCCGCGCAAGCTAAAATACGTCTCAAGTGCTTTCTTGCATGGGCTGTTGTATATACACCCCATACATACGGCAAAACGCTTTTTTCGCTTTGCTCTGCAATGCTCTTTTCATCTGGAATTTTAAAGCCGCTTGCATCAACCTTTTCTTTATATGTAATATCATTTTCATACCTTGAATATGAAAATTCTTGCCATTCGTTATCCAAATACAACATAACAGGGTGAATGGGATCAGTCGCCGCCATGCCATAAATGCCATTTAATTTATTTTTGGCTTTCATCAAGTCATACTCCGCTTCTTCCCTCTCTTTAGTATTTGGGGCGGTATGCTTTACAGCGATTTTCAGTTTTGTTTTGTCCGTAAAATATTGCATAATTACACTTCTTACATCGTCTGGAATATATCCATACCTTGCAGTATATAGAGTATCTTCTATAATTTCAACGCTGTCAAAATCATAGCATTCTTCTATTATAGAAAAATCAATATCTGTTACAGTTGTTTCAAGCTCTACAGCTTTCCACACTCTACCGTTGTCGGGGTCAACACCTTGCAAGTTGCGGCATTTACTGATAGACAGATACGGATTGTATTGATCTTCTTTAAGTCTTACGTTTGTAAGCTTTATTTGTGCTATCCATGCAAGCTCTTTACTTTTTATATACTTTAAACATTTTGATGTTACGGGCATTTTTTCAAATGCTGTTACTGGGAACTTCATCAAAAGCAGCATGGCTGGATACATACTACTTGCGTCAAAACTATAAACGTCATGATAGATTTTAGCACACTTTATCATGTTGGCGTGAGTATCACCACCACGAAAAGCTTCTTTTAAAAGTTTGTATGTTTTGTCTGTTAAAGCTAACTTTTTCTTTAAAAGACGTGTTGTCGTGCCTTTTCGTATAGCTCTTTTCATATCGCGCCTTACATAAGATGTACTTGTTAAAGGCACTGTTGCAATGGTATCTTCATCTTTTGTAAGCATGTATGTTATTGCTTCCCATAAACCTAACGTATCATTGATGATATACCCCCACTCAGTAGGACTAATATAGCTTTCGTTGTGTCTTATCAGTGAGTAGTCCAAATCTCCTTTTGCTTTTATATGTGTACAGCCAGCCATTTTTTTCGTGAAATTATCAAGTGACATGTTCGTGAGCTTATAACTACACCTCAGTTCAATACCACGTTTCTTTAAGCGCCATACAAGCGGTTTACGTTTACCAGTGGCGAACACTTCGCTATAATCGTTTATATAGCCAATCATAAAAGAAAATTCAAAAGGAAGATTATGAACGTAAATAACAAAATAGCGTGATTCGTTAGTCTTATAATAGGATTGAATTTTATCAAGTAATTTTATAAAATCAGTCCAATATCTTCCCTCTACTTCTTCTCCGTCAATGCAAGCGCTCCAAACATACATAAAAGCGTCAATAGGTTTCGTGACTTCTTCGCCTTGGTCATCTTTTTCAATGCGTGTCCGTGATGTTGTTTCAATGTCAAAAGTTCCAAATTGATCAATATAATAAGGGCTATCTTTCTTTTTGCCTAAAGGTTTATGCAATGAAAAGCCGTGTGACGGCACATAGTCCGCCACTGACTTTACTTCTATATTATCATATTCATTTGATCTATTTAAACATTGAACTATCATAATTTACAACTCCTGCTTTATAGATTTCGGTTTTGGATTCGCTCGATTGCGTTTATACAGATTGTTTGCCGCCTTGAACTCACGTGCTTTATCTTTCCATGATAGCGAACTGTTCTGTATAAGTGCAACGCGAAATTCGGCTTGATCTTTAACAGATAAGTACAAATCTTCAAAAGTGCTAAAGACTTCATTCAATCCCTCACGTGTGTTTGTATTAAGTGCTTCAGTTAACATAGTAACTATTTGATCACTTGATAGCTGTGCATACTTTTTATCTGATAGATAATGCAACGTATTAAAAAGCTTGTCGCGGATATTTTTAGAAAGATTGGAAATGTCAACACCGTAACGTTCTTTAAATGTTGCTACTCTTTTATTTTCTACTTCGATGCTACCACGTGCAGTTGAAGCTTTTGCTTCCAGATAATGAAGAAGCTTGTTTTCAAGTGCCCTCAGTTCACGAATTGAAAAATCTTTATATACAGCTTTACCGGTTGAAACATAAGAAGCGTTATAAGAAACATGTTTATTGAAGTAGTCAACAGCATCCTGATATCTAAAAAGTGCTGTTCTATCTTCTGCGATTCTGCCTTTTGATATTGCTGTCGTTAGCGTCTTGGCACGCTTGTTTGCAACATTGGCAAGTTTGCCCACACGGGCTATATATTCTGACTTACTGGAAGTGGGATCGATAGAATCATAGTGCCAACGAGTGAAATATTTTGCCTGAATTTCTGTCTGTTTCATAACTTAATACCTCTTTTCTTTAATTCTTCTTTTACAATTTCATATTTATAGTTGTCTGGTGTAATTTCTCTGAAAATCTTGCCAATTTCCTTTTCAGTGTATCCATGCTGTTTCAATACTAAAACAATGTATTGCGCAGCCTCAGCACCCTCTTTGTATGAGCAGTGCATCCCATCAGGTGGCAATTTGTACCATGTTGTCGTTTTAATATCGGATACCGCTTGAACTAAAATTGCGTGCTGTAACATTTCATAAGGTGTTAACTTACTATTTATAACGCCGTCTTTAGGTCTTTTCATTTCTTTATATCTCCTTGATTTTTTCTTTTATTGTATCATGGAGTTGTTAACAAATAAAGTATAAATTATGAACAAAGTGTTAACAAATTATTGTTATAGTTGGTATAGAACAATTAGACGATCAAAATGTATTGAGTCGAACAGATGTATCAATAGCCGAGCTGACAAGCGAGCCAATCGAGCGAGCCGACAGGCGAGCGAGTGAACGACTGAATAGAACAAATGTGCTAAAAGCGGAGGCGACAGCCGACCAACGCGAGCGAGCCGACAGGCGAGC